ACTTTGTGTTAACCACTAATGCCGCTGGCATACCAAAGTGGACAACGACCCTTGATGGAGGAACTTTCTAAAAAATGACTAGATCTAATGATGTTGATGTGAATGCTTTGATTAAAATTTATAACCAAAAAATTTCTACATTAACAAACCAAAACATTCTTCTTGAAGCAAAATTACAAACAATTGTACAAGATAACTTAGACGCTCAAAAAGAATTACTAGCAGAAAAAATGGAACTACAAGAAAAATACGAAAACTTATTATCTGAAGTAGAGGGAGAATAATGGTAGGACATGCTGTAGCTTCAAGAGAGTCTTTAAAAGAATATGCACTTAGAAAATTAGGTGCTCCAGTTTTAGAGATTAATGTTGATGATTTACAATTAGAAGATCTAATTGATGATACTATACAACTTTATAATGAGAGACACTTTGATGGTGTTGAAAGAATGTATTTAAAGTATGAAATTACAACAGGTGATATAGATAGGGCAATAGGAGCAGAAGTACCTGGTGAAACAAAAATAAATGGTAAAACTGGTGTTGGTATTGTCACAACAAGCGGCACTTCAACATCAATACCTGGTTATGGAACAACGACAACAAATTTTTACGAAAATTCTAATTTTCTACAGGTTCCTACATCTGTATTAGGAGTAAATAAAATATTTAAATTTGATACTAGCACAATTTCTGGTAGTATGTTTGCTATTAAGTATCAATTATTTTTAAATGATTTATACTATTTTAATTCACTGGAATTATTGCAATATAGTATGGTAAAAACTAGACTAGAAGACATAGATTTTTTACTTACACCTGAAGCACAAATAAGATTTAATAAAAGACAAGATAGATTATATTTGGATATTGATTGGAAATCTCAAACCGCAGGTGATTTTTTAGTAATAGATTGTTTTAGAGCGTTAGATCCTGAGACTTTTAATCAGGTTTATAATGACTATTTTGTAAAATTGTATTATACAGCTTTAGTTAAAAAACAATGGGGACAAAATTTAATTAAATTTAGAGGAGCAAAATTACCAGGTGGAATTGAACTAAATGGAAGAGAGATATATGATGATGCAGAAAGAGAATTGGAAAGAATAAGGAGTAAGATGATGCTTGAATATGAAATGCCTCCTCTTGATTTTATTGGGTAATGATTGATGGCTTTAAATCCCTTTTTCTTACAAGGATCTCCAAATGAACAAAATCTTATTCAAGATTTAGTAAATGAACATCTTAAAATTTATGGTGTTGAAGTAACATATATTCCACGAAAATTTGTAAGAAAACAAACAATATTAAAAGAAGTTCAATCATCTACTTTTGATGATAATTTTCTATTGGAAGCATATGTAAATACATTTGATGGTTATGGTGGTCAAGGTGATATCATGACCAAATTCGGAGTAAGTCTAAGGGATGAACTTACAATTACAATATCAAAAGAGAGATTTGAAGACTTTATATCACCATTTTTAGAAGCAGATGAGGATTACGAATTAGCAACAAGACCTCGTGAGGGAGATGTTGTATTTTTTCCACTCGGATCAAGATTATTTGAAGTAAAATTTGTTGAACATGAGCAACCTTTTTATCAATTAGGAAAAAATTATGTATATCAACTTAAATGTGAACTATTCGAGTTTGAAGATGAGGTATTTGATACTGATATAGAAGAGATAGATTCTCAACTTGAAGATATTGGATATATTTCAACCCTACAATTGATTGGAGTTGGTCAGACAGCCACTGCATCTGCTCAGATGAGTTTATCTAATAGGGGATATGTAAGGGAGATAGTGTTAAATGATGATGGAAGTGGTTATACAAGCACTCCAAATGTTGCTATTTCAACTGCACCTGATGTAGCTGGTAATGCTAATGCAACTGCTGTAGCAATTACAACAACAAGGGCAGGTATTTTTTCGATTGAGAGAATACTACTTACAAACGCAGGTCTTGGATATACCACTCCTCCATTAGTAACTATCACAGGTGGTGGGGGAGTTGGTGCTGCTGCAACTGCTGCAGTTGAATTAAGTAATTTTGGTATTGTCGATTTTACCGTTACCAATAATGGTGTTGGTTATGCTGCAACACCTACGGTTTCTATTGTAGGAACAAGCACATCACCAGCTGCAGCGGAGGTAAATTTACTTGCAGATAATACAATATCTGATATCTTATTAAAAAATGCTGGTATTGGATATACACAACAACCTACAATTATAATTTCAAGTCCTACAACAATACAGGGAGTTGGTAATTTTGAAACTGGTGAAATTGTTAGAGGTGTATCATCAGGAGTTGAAGCAAGAGTAAAAGAATGGGATACAGATACTCGTATTCTAAAAATATCTAATGTTGGTATTGGAACAACAATGGCAGCATTTATACCTGGTGAAATTATTCAGGCAACTGAATCAACATTCTTTGATGTAGGCATAACAACTATAGCAACAATTGGTATTACAACAACAATATTTACTGGTATCAATACTTCAAGCATATCCTTAAATCAGGAATTAAATCAGATACAATTTGGACAGACTATAGTTCTAGGAACTGGTACAACTGTTACAAGTATTGGTGCAGGAACAATTACTATAAGCACTCCTTCGTTAAATACTACTGGTGTCACTACTGTAGTTTCATTCGGATCTACTGTATTGTCAAATTATGCTCTAGACTTCTTTAGCGAACAAAATCAAGACACTACTTTTGAATCAAATGAAATCATCGAGACCGAAGCAGATGATATACTTGATTTTTCAGAAGGTAATCCATTCGGTACATTCTAATGTTAGGACAATACTATTATCACGAAATACTCAGAAAAACCATAATTGCTTTTGGTACAATTTTTAATGATATTCATATACGTCATCGAGATGGTTCTGGAAAAGAATCAAGTGATATGAGAGTGCCTCTTGCTTATGGTCCTATGCAAAAATTCCTAGCAAGATTAGAACAACAACCAGATTTAAATCGTGCTGTTCAAATTACATTACCAAGAATGTCATTTGAAACAACAAATATTGCATATGATGCAACAAGAAAAGGTGGAATAACACAAACATTCAAAGCATCTGATGGAAGTAATTTAAGAAAAGTATTCATGCCAGTTCCATATAATCTTGGATTTGAATTAAATATTCTTGTTAAATTAAATGATGATGCCTTACAAATTGTTGAACAAATTCTTCCATATTTTCAACCATCATTCAATATTACTATTGACCTTATAGATGTAATTGGTGAAAAAAGAGATGTGCCAATTGTTTTAGATAGTATATCATTTCAAGATGATTATGAGGGTGATTTTGCAACAAGAAGGGCATTAATTTACACATTAAACTTCACTGCTAAAACTTATCTCTTTGGTCCTGTATCTGATTCTAGTGAAGGTCTTATCAAAAAAGTACAAGTTGATTATCATGCTTCTGTTGATAGAGAGACTGCAAAAAGGGAATTGAGATTTACTGCGACACCTCAAGCACTTAAAGATTATAATGATGATAACACAGCAGTTCTCAGAACAGATTTATCAAAAACTAAAACTCGATTTGATATTAGTGGAACGTCAGCTTTGAGTGTGGGTATGAGAATTATTATAGATAAAGAAATAATGAAAATTAAACAAATCGTTGATGCGAACACAATTGTTGTAAATCGTGGATATCAAAGTATTTCTGCGACACATATCGAAGGAACTTCAATTGATGTATTAACTACAGCTGATGATGCTTTAGTTGAACCTGATGACGATTTCGGATTTAATGGTAGTGTTGAAACATTCTTTGATTCAAAATCATATAGTCCAACACAACAAAAAGACATCTAATGAAGACAATGGCTAACTATGATTCTATTGATAAGGCGTTAAACACAAGTAGTGCAATTGATGTTACCCCTGCTAGTAAACCACAAAAAGTGGAACCTACTAAGGATGATGTCAAAAAAGACTATGATTATACTCGTGCAAATTTGTATTCATTAGTTGAAAAAGGTCAGGAAGCACTTAATGGTATTTTAGAAGTTGCAGGTGAAGGTGGGAGTGCCAGAGCATATGAAGTTGCAGGTCAAATTATTAAATCAGTTGCAGACACCACTGATAAATTAATGGATCTCCAAAAAAAGGTTAAGGAAGTAGATGAGGATAAAAAACAAACAACTAACAACGTGACAAATAATGCATTGTTTGTAGGTTCAACTTCTGAATTGTCAAAGATGTTAAAACAAGGAATACTAAATAATAAAGAGAATTCTAGTTCTAATGAGTGATTCTGTAACGATAGAAAATTCTGATGGCGAATCTTTTGCGGAAGTAATTGATATTGTTGGTGTATCTGAAATTAAGAAATCATTTCAACAATCAGTGAAAGAGGGATCACTTCATAAGTGGTTCAAAGGTTCAAAATCTAAAGATGGCAAACCTGGTTGGGTTAATGTCGTTACTGGAGGAACTTGTGCAAGTGACAAACCAGGTGAAGGAACACCTAAATGTGTCTCTGCATCAAAACGTGCTAGTATGACAAAAGCAGAAAGACTCTCTGCTGCTCGTAGAAAAAAGAAAGCAGATCCAAATCAACAAGCAAAATCTGGTGCTGCAAAACCAACTTATGTCTCAACTGATAAACCAAAAAAGAAAATAAAAGAAGCAATGACTGATTATGGTTCTCAAACTGCACAAGATGATGATGACAATAAAGTAGCAGTTGCTGCTAGAAAAAGAATCTATGATCGTGCCAGTACTAAAGACAAAAATATGATGGATGCTCGAACAATTTCTCAACAAAGAAATAAGGTTAGAGATGAAAGAAGGAAGGCAGACCAAAATAAACCAGAAGTTGATAGTGTAGGTTCTTTGATACAAAAAAAATTAAAAGTTGGAAAATTTAAAAAAATGAATGAAGAGATCAAAAGAGATGAATATGGTGATCCAATCGGTGGTCCTAAAATCTCAAAAAAACAGAAGGC